ATAGCTCCTGTTGGTCCTGTATCACCATCTGGAAGAAAAAAATTATCTTGGCCTGAAACTATTCAAAAGATAAATGAAGATGTGGGACTAACAACTAAGGAGAGTATGCCTGAACTTCCTGCAGGATTAACTGCAACTCAGTTTTACAGGGCGGGTATTAAATCTGGTCTAATGCCAAAGGGAATGACTTCGTTTTATGGTCGTCCGTTTAGCGGTTTTGCTCAGAGGACAGGGGTAGGGACAGCAGCACCTGAAACATCTGCTACCCCCAAGCCTGTACAACAGGTAACTTCTGCTGAACCTATAAAACGTTCTGATGTGGAAACGCCTATAGATCCTCTAGAAAGTTTTGATGAAAGAGATTATTTCGATACTACGCCAGATGTTGTAGTTGGTACTCCTGCACTTTCATCTTTACAGACAAAAGGATTAACAGGTGCGATTGCTGCTAGTGTTGCCTCTGCTTTTATGGATCTTCCATCCTATACCGATCTTTCTACAGCAAGTAAAGACCAGATAGCTGATTGGCATGCTAATGGTGTAATTAATGATGAGCAACTTGCATCTTATCAGGAGGGTTATACAACTATGTCCTCAACAGGTGCTCCTGTAGATCCTGCAACAGGGAGGGATTTACAAGAAGAGCTTGCTAATCAGACAGCTCAGTATGAAAAAGATCCAGAAGTGATGGGTCTTGTTGCAGCACCAACGATGCAAGATCTTTATGCTGACAAGATGGAAGCGTACCAGAAAAGCACTATGGTTGGACGAGCTATTCTTCAATTACAGGAACTTGTTGGCGGTCCTCCAGATTTCGGTCCTACAGGATTTACTCCAGGGTATGATCCTATAACAGGTAATTATGTAGATGACTATGGTCGTGAATCACAGTTTGGACTTTATGGAGATGCCCTAGATGCAATAGATCCAAACCATTCGAATTACTCTGTTACAGGGCATCTGAATACTATAAATGCTGCACTTAGTAGAGGTAAAGGCGGTATTCTCGGATTTGAAAAAGAGCTACACGATAAAATTACGTCATCTATTGCGGTATTAGGGCCGCTTCAATATAGCCAAGGAATTGTAAGTCAATTAGACCCTCTGACAGGGCATTATACTACAGGTATTGGTGATATATCGGGTACTGAGGACACATCGAGTACTAGTCGGGGTGGTCATTATGATGAAGGTATTGGTGATATATCGGGTACTGAGGACACATCGGGTACTGAGGACACATCAGGTACTGGGGACACATCGGGTGGTGATGATGAAGGTGCTAGTGGTGGTCTTGCAGACGTGAGCGATGCCGACTTTTCTGATTTTAACAAAGGCGGTTCTATACAAAAAGGTATGCAGGAAGGCGGTAACGTACAGGGAGATATGGAAAATCTTGGTCTGATTAATGAACAGACTGCAGTACCGCCCCAGAATGGTGGAGAACAATCTGTACAGGATGATATTCCACGCGAGGCAGATGAAGGCGATTATATCCTACCCTATGAAACCGTCCTGATGGTTGGACTGAAACAGTTAAACCGATACGCAAAGGAAGCAATCAAACTGGCAATGGAGAATGACGTAAGTTTACAGGGTACGGATATTGATCCTACAGATGATGTTCCGATAAGGGTCAGTAACTACGAATTCCATATTCCCAAGATACTTGTACCGTTCTTTGGCGGTGGTAAGAAATATCTTGATAAGATACGAAATGAGGGGCTTGCGCTAAGAAAAAGACTAGAAGAAGAAAAGCAACCCCCTGTAGAGGAGCAGCAGCCTATGCCACAACAGGCTACTCCCGCCCCCGCACCCTCGCCACAGATGGTAGAAGACGCTGCTCCTCAACAACCACCGCCTATGATGAGAAAGGGTGGTTTTGTTCTGAAACCGCAGGAAGATACCGCTGCTACTATGCTGGAAGGAGACACATCACAGGCTACTCCACAGGAGCGTCAAAAGATGGCACAACAACCTCGTATGATTGATCCTGTAACAGGGAAATCAGTACAAGAGGGTTTTTCTGCACCACAGGGATATCAGGATGGAAATGAAGTAGAAGATCCAGATCTTGCGTCAGAGGAAGAAGCAGGTGCTGGTGGACAACCTCTTCCTGATTGGGCAAACAGGGCATTAGATCCGAAGACTCCTGTTTTACTGGATGAAGAAGGTGCTCCGCAAAATGTACGTACCGCAGTGTCAGAAGTAGATGGCAAATATGTAGTATATCCTACTATCCGAATAGTCGGTAAGAAACTTAAACAATTTGATACTGTTGAAGATGCACTGGCAGAGGCTATGAAAAAAGGAGACTTTATAGAATTTCCTACACAAGCTGAAGCCGATCAATGGTCGGAAAACTTCAGTGATCAGATAGGAAGAATGAGGAATTTACAAAATGGTGGAACTGTTTCTGGTTTTGCTAATGGAAAATTAGTAACAGGTGGAAAAGCAGTAACAGGTGGAAAAGCAGTAACAGGTGGAAAATTAGTTAAACGAACTCCTTTTCAGGAAGCATTTAACGCAGCTAGAAAACGTGGTGATCCAACCTTTGAGTTTGGCGGTAAACCGTATAGTACGGAACAGGCACACGAAACAAAAGCGTATAAGACTATTCAGAATATGGACCCTAAAACTCTAATGGCATTTATTACATATGCCGAAGCAAGAGGAGAACCATCCGAAGGACAACAGGCTATAATGCACGTTATACGAAACAGGGTTAATAAAAATTCTAAAGAATTTGGAGGTAGTGACTATCGAAATGTAATGTTAAAGAAACATGCTTTTTCTGCTCTTACTGTTCAAGATCCAAAACAGAGAAAGAATTTTAATACTGCTTTTAAAAGTTTTCAAACTGATCCAATGGCACGAAAATTAGAAGCGTATGCTGATGGAATTCTACGAGGAGATTATACAGATTTTACCAAAGGTGCTACTTTTTATTATAATCCGAAAGCTGTAGCTAAAACTCCAAAATTTGCAATGGATAGAGTACCTTTATATCGAATCGGTAATCATGTATTTTTTAATGAAGGAGGATTTGTAAATGGTCATTCGCGATGATTTTCTGGATTTTATAAAGAGAGTTGAAAACGGAGCAAAAATCGGATACGACCCTGAAACAAGCATGTGGAAACCCCACGCCTCCCCTGAAGGTGGTAATGATACAATAGGATATGGGCATAAACTGGCTGATGATGAAACATGGATGCAAAGTGGTGTATCAGATGCCAATATAGAAGATTTACTTCTTAATGATCTGTGGAGAGCAGAAGACGGTGCTAATACTGTTGTAGATAATTTTAATAAACTGGATCAATATAAGCAGGAAATGCTTGTAGACTTTGTTTACAATCTTGGCGCACATGGCCTTCGAAGATTCCCCAAGTTTCGAAAAGCCATAGCTGACGACGATATTGCAACAATGAGACAAGAATACAAACGCTACTACACAGATAGTAATGGCGTTAAAAAGGAATTGGAACATAGAAATAGAGAATTCTACGATATGTTCCTTGTTTGACGGCTACCCGAATAATACGTTATTTGGCCCCGTTGCTTAACCTACCAGTGGCTACCTGCAAGAGAGCAGCCCCACGAAAGAGAGGTAATTATGACTGTACGTGAGAATGTTAATTCAATAGAGGAAGAGTACGAAGACGACAACAAAGAGCCTACCCCATATGAAAATTCGTATAGGACAACGCTTGATGAACCCGATGAAACCGAAGAGGACTACGATGAAGACCCCGTAGAGGCTACTCCGAAACGTAGAGAGGGAATGGTTGATAATAAAAGAAATCAGGATGTAGAGAAGCATGACTTTAAAAAACGTTATGGTGATCTAAAAAAGCATTATGATGAAAAGTTAAACGAATGGAAACAGCAACAGGAGCTTCTTGAAGCCAAGTTGCGAATGGTCGAAACATCTCAGCAGGTTCCCGCACTGCCTAAGACTGAGCAGGATCTGGAAGAGTTTCGTGAAAAGTATCCAGACGTTTATGATACTATTGAAACCATATCAACGTTACGTGCTAATGAACAAGTCAGGGAAATTGAAACACACCTTGAAGAACTAAGGACAAAAGAACAAGAAGCTATTGTGAAGACTGCTGAACAGGAGCTTATAAGTCTACATCCTGAGTTCTCAGAATTAAAGGAAAGTGATCATTTTCTTAACTGGCTTGATGAACAGCCAAGTAATATTTCTGATGGAATATACAAGAATAATACGGATGTTAAATGGGCCGCTAGAGTTGTGGATTTGTACAAATCTGATCATGGAATAACTTCCAAAACGAGGTCTACTGCGAAAAAGTCTAAGTCGAAACCAACCGCAACCAAGCAGAGAAACGATGCAGCAAGTTCTGTTACAAGAACAAATAAACGTGTGTATCTTGAAGATCTGCAAAACGATGGCAAGGTTTGGACTGTAGACGAAATACGGCGTTTAAAGCCCCATGAATTTGCAAAGTTCGAAAAAGATATCGACAAAGCATCTAAAGAGGGGCGTATCGTAGACGCTATATAGTTGCATTATAGCCTAAAGGAGAATTAGAATATGGCTTTTTCAACTGCTGCAGGTTACGAAAATCTACCGTCTGGTAATTTTGTACCTGTAATCTATAGCCAAAAAGTTCTTAAATTCTTTCGCCGTTCCTCGGTAGTGGAAGCAATTACCAATACCGATTATACGGGTGAAATTGAGAACTTTGGCGACACCGTGAATATAATAAAAGAACCAACGATTACCGTTGCTTCATATACTCGCGGTTCCACGGTTAACACGCAGGATCTGGCTGATGACCAGATTCAACTTACGGTTGACCAAGGCAATTACTTTGCCTTTAAAGTTGACGACATTGAAGAGCGTCATTCCCATCTGAACTTTGAGTCTTTGGCTACTTCTTCTGGTGCTTATACTCTGAAGAAAGCCTATGACTACAATGTTCTCAATGAAATCTACAGTAGTGCTGCAACAAGTGCTGGCGATACTGGTACGGATGCGTCCCCAATTACGGGAACGGGTACTGGTTCTGCTTGCACAGGCAATGAACTTGCCAATGCTGTTAGTGCGGCTGCAAAGGTTCTGGATGAAAATGATGTTGCTCACGAAAATCGTTGGCTCGTTGCTGATCCTGAATTCTATGAAGTTCTTCGTCAAGCTGACGCAAAACTCATGGATTCCAGTGTAACTGGTGAGAGTGGTTCTGCTCTTATGAATGGTCAAGTAACGGATCGTATCATCCACGGCTTCAAGCTGTATCAGACTAACGCTATAGTAAATGGTGGAGATGGTGCTGCTGCAAGTCATACATTCTCATCGACTAATGCTGGTGAACATATCTTCCTATATGGTCATATGAGTGCTGTTGCGACAGCTTCCCATATTGCCAAGACGGAAGTTATTCGTGATCCTGATAGCTTTGCTGATATTGTTCGTGGTCTTCACGTTTTCGGACGTAAGGTTCTACGCGGTAGCGGAACAGGCTATAAGGGTGTGTTCTCTGGCGTTGTTGATCTTGGTTCATAAGGAGGGATGACTCATGGCTACTTATAATAGAACGGCTACTGGTGGTGGAACGGCAGGACATCCTGCTAATGCTGCAGTGCCTTACGTGATGACTTCCCCTGTATGGGATACGGCTGATGGTGGTACTGGTGGTGACGTTGTTCAACTGATCGATGTTCCTGCAGATACCATGATTGTTGCTGGTGCGCTTGAAGTTCTTGAAGCGCGTGGTAATGGTCAGATCACGCTGGATGTTGGCTTTACTGGTGGTGACGTAGACTGTTTTGTTGACGGTTCTGCACTCGCCGCTGGCTTTACGCCATTCCTAGAAGCTGCTGTTGGAGCTTCTGGTTCTAACGCACGTATCCTTACAAGTGCTGACACGATTGATGCTCTTATCCTAGATGGAGGATCAACTGGTGAAAGTGCGCTTCGTTTCCGTATTCATGTAGTGATGGTGGATATTTCCAAGAATCCTACGGAGTCGGCTACGGTATCGTCGGGTACGTAATCACACCGATACAGTTTTATGGGATTCTGTTCAAAAATCCCACCCCTTCTTGCTATGATAATGAAATGACGGAGGATCTATGTTTATCAAGTTACTTAGTGATCAAGATGTTGAGTATTGTTTAGATAATATAAATCATAAAACTTTTAAAGATGGTGATAAATCTGCACCTCAATTAGAGGATATAAAAAGTAATCAGGAATCCCTTACTATACCTGACAATGTAAGAAAACTGATTACAGACAGATTATACGATACTCACTATATAGACAATGTATATTGTCCAACAAGAGTTTCAGTTAATTTCTATAACAGGTATAAAGAAAACGATTATTACAATATACATATAGATAATTTTAAAGCAAATCCAAAATCCAATAATGTTTTCTTTGATTATGGGTTTAGTATTAATCTAACTGATGATTATGAAGGTGGAGAATTTATCGTTAAAACGCCTATAGGACAGATAGGTAAGAAATTAAATGCTGGAGAAGCAATAATATTTCCTATTATTTATCCGCACGGTGTAGAAAAAGTTACAAAAGGACTTAGACAGAATGTAATCGGATGGATTTCTTCTAATATTACCTACGAACAGCATTTTATTCTGAAGAATTTGTATGAAATAAGTCAGGCTTTTGCACAAGATAAGGAAGCAACCTCGCTATTTACCAAAACTGCTCTTATTCAAAATTATTTAAAAAAAGAATGGGGTAAATAAAATGGCTGCTAATGAAAATACTGTTCAGGAAGAAAATAAAATACCCTTTATGATGATGCGTCCTTTTGGACCGTACATTTCAAAGTCTGGTCTTCCTAAAGAAATGATAGATGATTTCAACAATAGAGTTGAAGATATTATCAAAAAAAGTGAAACAAAGAAAGAGTTTGATTGGTCGCCTTATCTGGTAGGTCGTATAAAAGACCAGTTACGAATTCCAGACGATCTTCGTACTAAGTATGATGGCTACTTTGAAGCAGTAGCAGACACATACATCAAAACTGTTTTACAGAATCCAGAAGGACGACCTTTTAAGTTACAGACGGCTTGGTTTAACAGGCAATTTGCTAATGAATTTAACCCTGTTCATCTACATACATACTGTACTTTATCGTCTGTTGGGTATCTTCAATTACCTAAAAAAATAGATAAGGAATTCAAAGAAGAGGCAAAAGAGAAGCGAGGTGTACGAGGACATATCGAGTTTCTATATGGTACTCCACAAGACTTTAACAGTCACTCTCTTGTTATAGAACCTAAAGTAGGTGATTTTTATTTATTTCCAAAGTATCTCTTACATACGGTTTATCCTTTTAAAAGTAGCGGTGAAAGACGCTCATTTAGTATGAATATAGGCGTTCAGATGGAGGAACATTAATAATGGCAACGCTAAGTTTAACAACTCATTTTACAGTAGACATTCCTGACGATGACACGCATACGGTTACAGGTGGAAGTCTCACAGCTACAGATTCTATTACGATTACCCATTATTTTGATAAGAGGTATTCCGTAACAAACAATACACTTGCTGAAGTATGGAATGATACAATGCTAGGAGACTTTGATTTTCTGTGGATTGAATCAGATCAAACAATAGAGTTACAACTTGTATGTAATGAAGGTGGAACATTAGCTGGTGATAATATTGAAAATGGATTTTGTGTAAAGTTAATTGCTGATAAATCTGAAACTGATGATGGTGTGCCTTGTGCAAGCCACTTAACACCATCAAAATGATACTGCAAGCCATT